GGCGAATGGGTGCAAGAGACGAAATGGCTGTACTACGACAAAGAGGAGTTCCGCACCTACAGGCGCATGGAAGGCAGGAAGGACGCTGGGGCAGCGCAACTGATGGATCAAGGGCGCCACGGGCTGGCGAAGCTCGGGCGAGTCCCCCTGTTTCAGTACCAGATCACCGACGGCCTGTGGCTGGCCAATAAAGCCGCCTCGCTGCAACTGGAACACTTCAATAAGTCGAATGCACTGAGCTGGGCGCTGACCATGGGGTTATTCGCATCGCCAGTTGTCTACTCGGATCGCCCGTGGAAGGAGATCGTAGGAGAGTCTTACTACATCCAACTCGGGGCTGGCGACAAATTCGGATGGACGGAGCCAGAGGGGCATGTGTACCAGATCGCGGCTGAAAACCTCAGCCGGCTCAAGGACGAAATCTACCGGGTGTGCTACCTCATGACGCAAGCGGGCGGCGGGCTGTCGAACGGCCCATCTCAGTCAGGGCTGAGCAAACAGAGGGACTTCACGATCACCCAGGAAGTCCTGCGGGCGTACGGCGACGCGGTCAAAGACACGCTGAAGCGCGTGCTGCGCTCAATTGAGGCGGCCAGGGAAGACGGGCTGGCGATCGACGTATCGGGGCTGGATGAATTTGACATCGGGGACTTCAGCGGGGAACTGGATGACGCGGTCAAGCTGCTGGGCCTGGCAATCGGGTCGAAGACGCTGAAGAAGGAGGTCCTAAGGAAGCTTTCACTCAAGTATCTATAGGATGTGCGGCAAGAAACCAAGGACCGAATTGTCGGGGAGATCGAACAGTGGTGCGAGAAGGACTAGCGGAAAGGATGGGAAGGATGGATCAAGAGGTTAAACCCGGCGCAGGGACGCCGGGCGAAGGAGCCGCGGACATCCGTGGCATCATCCGCGAGGTGATTGGGGAGTACGCGCGGACGGAAACCGCCAAAACGGAGCCGGCGTACCGGAACGAATTGGTCGAAGAGCGGAAACGCAGGGAGCAACTGGAGCGACGGGTGAACGAACTCGTCAAGGAAAACGCTCAAAGCCGCCAGATGGCGGAGGAAGCGGAGCGGAGCTCGGCGATTCGAGCTGAGCTGCAGCGGCTCGGGGTGGCAAAGGTGGACCTGGCGTTCAAAGCGGTGAAAGACGACATCGCGCGAGACCAAGACGGACGCCTGGTAGGAAACGGCGAGCGGGGGACGGTGAACCTGCGCGAGTACCTCGCGAGCTTTGTCAACGAGAACCCGGAGTTTCTCCCGGCCCGCAACCTGGGCGGGTCCGGAATCATGAACAATCAGCGGGGCCCGCTCGGAAACAGCTCCCCCGTAGATTTGGACCGCATCAAGCCGGGGATGAACCCGGAAGAGCTAGAGCGGGTTCGCCAGGAAATCGCAAAGATCGCTTCACAGGCGTTGAGCGGGAAGTAGGAAGCGAAATGACTGTAGAAGAAGACCAAACGCCCTCAGGGGCAAAACTGAATTGGACAGGAGAAGCTAAATGCCAGCAGTAACATCAGCCAATGTGGCTAACGCGATTGTCAAATTGGTGGCGGTCGATGCCTTGCCCGCCCTTATGGGTAACCTTGTCATGGGCAACCTAGTCAATCGCGATTTCGAACCGGCGCTGGGCCAGGCCGGCGACACAATCAACGTTCCGATCCCGCCCGTCCTGGTTGCCCACAACCTGGCCGAAGGCGGCACGGTGCAAACGCAGGATGCGTCTCTCGGAAACGCGCAGATCATTCTCAACACGCATGCGGAAGCAACTTTCCAGATACCGGACGTCACGAAGATCCTGGCGGTACCCGACCTTCTGAGGCTGTACATGCAGCCTGCGCTGGTCGCCCTGGCGGAGAAGATCGAAAGCGATCTGCTGGGGCTGTACGCCGGCTTCTCGGCGAACGCGACGGTGGGCGGCGGCGGCACCGCACTTAGCGAAGCGACCGTGGACGCAGCCGAGACGGCTCTGTTCCAAGCGAAGGTGCCGGCGAGTGAGCCGAAGTATCTGTTGACAAACGCGGTAACTTACTCCCAACTTCGGCAGATCCCGCGCTTCAGCGAGTATCAGACGGTGGGCGAGGCCGGGCTTAGGGCGGTCATCGAGGGTTCGGTCGGGAAGATCAAAGACTTCTTCGTCTTCCGATCCCAGTTCGTGAAGCAAACGGGCAGCGGCCCGGCTACGACCCACAACGTGGCGTTCGCCCGAAGCGCGTTGGGGTTGGTTGTTCGCAGGCTGCCCCAGCCACTTCCGGGAACGGGCGCCATCGCCGAGTACGCGGAGATGGGCAACTTCGGCATGCGGGTGGTGATGAGCTACCAGCCGAACACGCTGGCGCAGCAGTTCACGGTAGATGTGCTGTACGGCGCGGGCGTGTTGCGGAACTCTTTCGGCGTGCAGGTGGAGAGCTAACAAGGCGACAGAACTCGGGACCTCGGCTCCAGGGTGCGGAAGAGAGGATGGCAGGGGGGCCTGCCAAACCTGGAGCTGAGGTTCGCGGGTTTCAGGGAGCGGACATGGATCTCAAAGTGTACTACCAGAAGCTGCGGGAGACCGAGGCGAGCCTACCCGGACGGGATGTGGTTGTGATCAGCCTGACGGCGGACGGGCCGGCGTTCCGACCGAGGTGCCGCGCGAAATCGCAGCGAAGATGATTGTCGATGGGACGGCGCGAATGGCGACCGAGGCCGAGGCCCAAGAGTATCACGCGCAGCGCTCGGCACTGCGACGCTCGGCTGAGGAGGCGGCGCTGGCAAGCCGCATCCAGGTGACTCTCGTCGCAGAGTCCGACGCCAGGAGATCGAGCGGAGGAGTGAAGGCGATCAAAGGGCAGTGAAGTGACCGGATCGATTCCGGGAGGGAACGATGGCACTATTCACGGACGGGAGCATATCGACTCTGGAGGAGCTGAGGGGCTACGAGAGCGCGATTTACGATCTCGCCTCCACCGAGAGGATTGACCTGTCTCAGAAGCTGATTTTGGCAAGACAAGAGCTGGGAGTGGAGCTTACATCCTTGTTCTTCTCAGATAGCCCGGACCAGCTCGAGCAGGTTGTGGTCACCCCGCCCCTACACCTGTGGCACACGTTTCACACGCTAGCGCTGACTTATCGAGACGCTTACAACAGCCACCTAAATGACCGTTACCGGGGCAAGTGGCAGGAGTACGAGCGAATGGCCAAGTGGGCCAGCCGGAGCCTTTTCGATACCGGTATCGGGATGACTTCCGACCCGGTTCCGCAGCCGGCCCCGCCGATTGTAAGCGCCGCGAGCGGTATGGCTGGGGCAGCGATGTATTGGATCCGGGTAACGTGGGTCGGCATGCGCGGCGATGAAGGATCCCCCAGTGAGCCCGTAGTATTTGCCGCGGCCGAGGGGTCGGTGCCCACGGTGCAAACTGGTGAGGCGCCGGCAAGCGCGTCGGGGTGGAATGTGTACGCCGGGCTTTCGAATGAAGACGGCCGGCTACAAAACGAGTCGCCTATCGTGGTCGGGGCGACCTGGTCGCTGCCCGCGTCAGGTCTGGCAACAGGCAGAAGGGCAGGGCAGGGCCAGCAACCTTCCAGTTACCTGCGTATTGACCGCAGGTTGCAGAGAGGATAGAAGCCGTGGCTCAAGTTGCGAATGCAAGCTCAGGCCGGTTAGTTGAATTACTGAAGGCTCCGACGGGGCTCCCGAGCAGCCTGGCCGCGATCTCGAGCCGGGAGAATGTCCGGCTGGGCGAAATTGAGGCGCGGAGTATTCTGCCGCAGAACATTGCCCCCGAATTGGCTGAACGCACGTCTGGAGTCCAGTACCCAGTCTTCTATGTTTATTGCGAGAAGATCACGAATCAGCTTCGGGAGAAGTTCAGGACGTTCTCGGGTCAGGCACGGATGACAGTGGATGTGAGAGTCACGCATGAGCGACTGGAGGATCTGGGACGAATGCTGGAACTGCACGCGGAGGCGGTCACAGATGTGCTGGATACGCACCGAGGCGACTGGGGGAACGGCATCTTCTACACGGGTGGCTATGAAGTGACCTTCGGCAGCACGAAGCACGGCGGCAAGAACTTCATTCAGACCGCGAAGGTGACCTTTGACGTGGAGGTGAGCCTCGGCTGAGAAGGCGGCAAGCCAGACTCAAGCCTAATGCAATTCAGTTAGCCAGAGACCACCCGCTGTCGATCGTAGTTCTGGGAGTTGGGGAGGAAGCACCGGCATGAAAGGTCCAGGTTGGGGAATCAAGGGAGGATTGTATGGCCTGTTATATATCGTCGAATAACAACCGATTCTATGCGGCGGTCGAGACCGCGTTCGGAGCGGCGCCGGCAATCGACGCCAGCAGTCGGTTTCCAGGCGTCAAGCTGACGCTGAAGCAGCAGACAGACAAGCCGGAGAGAAAGGACAAGACGGGGACCCGGACGTTCATGGGTCTGCCGCCGAATCTCCGCACGCAGACGACATTTGACCTGCGAAGCTACATGACCGGATGGTCGGACCAAGCTTCGGAGCCGAGCCACGGGCCGCTGATCGAGGCTGCTTTGGGAAGCGATGCCCTGCTGTTCGCGGGGGGGGGCGCCGGAGCGGGCTGTGAAGGGAAGACGCTGGTACTCGCGAGTCCGCACCTGCTGGCGGCCGGGCAGGCCGTCGCGTTCGGAGGAGAGATTCGCTTCGTGTCGGCGATCGTGGATGAAACCACAGTTTTGCTGAACGCGGCGTTCAGCCTGGTGCCGAGCGCGGGATCGCCGATCGGAAGGACTGCGACGTACATGCCGTCGCTTCGACCGAAGAGCGTGAGCATTTTCGACTACTGGTCCCCCGCGGAAGCAGTGCAGCGTATTGTCTGCGGCGCGGGCATCGACAAG